TTTTTTGATGCCACCACCATTAGATTTTTTAACAACATCAGGTATTTTACTAATTAAATTTTCTTTACCTGTAATACCTTTAGCGATTGAGTTAATACCACCAATCATTGCATTAAGTCCGTTTATAGCAGATTGAGCAACACCTTTACCTAAATCGCTAGCTTTTTCTGAAATACCTTTCTTTGAATCACTGATGAAAGTACCGATAGATGTTACCCAGCCGGTTGCGCCTTTATACATTTCTTTAAATTTACCGACTGCTGCATCTTTAACACTATTGGCAAGTGTTTTGGTAGTACCTTTAAACTTCTCCCACTTACCTTCTACATCTTTTTTGGTATCTGACATCCAACCAGTAACGCCTTTGTACATATCTTTAAATTTGTTTTTGGCGATTGAAGTTAATCCAGTGATGATAGGTGTTGAATCTCTTTTTAATTTTTCCCATTTAGATAAAACATGACCAGTTTGAGAATCAATATTTCTCTTAACTTCCCTGTTTTGTGATTCTGCTTCTTTAACCACTTTTTTATGTTGATTTACGGCATGTTTTTTTGATTCTTTATATTTTCTTTCAGCATCTTTGATAATTTTATCCGCTTCATCTTTTGATATGTTTTTTGTAACATCTCGTTGATATATCGCTTCATCGATGATAGATTTTTTCTTTTTTTTCGCATCAGCAATTGTCTTATCCCTTTCTCTAGCTGAATTTTTAATAGCTTCAGCGGCAGCTTGAAGGGTTAAAGTTTTTTTATTATCACGTAATCTTCCTAAGATTATACGTTGCTCACGTTCACTTTTACTTAAAGACTTAACAACTTTAGAATCCATTTGTTGTTGAAGTAAAACTATAGAACTTTCTTCAGCTTTTGTTAAAGCTCGTTTTTCATTATGAGCTTTTTTGTATATATCTTTAATCTGTTTTTGAATAGATTTAACCGCTAATACTTCTTTATTTGCACCAGATTTTGCTTCAACTAGTATTTTATTTTCCTCAGAAGCTTTTAATCCTTTGGTGTCAGCAAATAATTTCTGTAATCCAGTAATCTCTCTATTACGACGTTGTGAAATTTTCGCTACGGCTGTATTCGACATCTTGTCATACAAAGAAACTAAATCTTTATATTGTTTATCACCAATAGTTTTATGTGATAGTCTTAATTCTTCTAATTTTTTTGAAGCTTTTATCGATAAATCTGTATATCCTTTAAGAGCTTTTTCAGTACCTTTACTTACACCTTTACCATATACGTCCACCTTATCAGTGGCTTTAGAAACTGCATCATTAATTACACCAAATCCAGCTTTGATTAATTGAGTGCCAGGAGCCATTTCAATTCCTTTTTTAGCTATATCTCCAAGGCCACCTGCTAAATTTCTCGCAAACCCTGCACCTATTTTGAATGTAGTTCCAATATCTTCAGCCCATTTTAAATCTATACTTCCAGCAACTTCTTTTAGTAATTTCCCTGTATTGTCTACACCAGTTCTAAACCAATCTACATGTTTATACGCTAATTTAAAACCACCATATAAAGCAGTAACTGCAGTAAGTGCAATGCCAACTGGACCACCTAATGATCCAAGTCCTCTTGATAATAATCCGCCAGATTTAGTAAGTAATCCTGTAGCTTTACTCGCTCCTTCAGCACCTTTACCAAATTTCCCAAGTGTACCTATCACACCATCGAATAATTTACCTGATTTACCAACAGCTGTTCCAGCGCCTTCTGCAACAGCACCTGCACCTTTCAATTTTAGTGTATGTTGTGCCATCTTCCCTGCAACAGTAGACATACCACCAGTTATTGTACCTACAGATTTTATAAATAAGCCTGTTCCTAAAGTTACCGGACCAATAGCTCCTGCAAATAAACCTAATCCAATAATTCCTTTACGAACTCCATCAGGTAATTCACTAAAAGCATTTGCACCTTTAGTAATTCCATCGGCCAAACTACTTAGCATCGGTGTTAAATCTTTTCCTACCTGTATACCAACAGTTTCAAAAGCACCACCTAATTCTTCCACAGCACCTTTAAGATTATTTTTCATTTGTTTAGCTGCTTTAGCTGATGCACCATCAGAATCTTCTAATGCATTTGTCATTTTTTCGATTTTAGGTGCTCCGCCTTCCATCAAAACGAGCATTCCAGATACTGCTTCTTTACCTACTAATTGAGATAAATTAGCAGCTTTTTGAGTTTTAGTCATACCTTTCATAGAATCATCTAAGTTAGTGATTAATTGAGATAATCCAACGAAGTTACCTTCTGAATCGGTTATTTCTATGCCCATTTTCTTCATCAGTTTATAATTTTCTTCTGATGGATCTAATAATCCTAATAATGCACCACGTAAAGTGGTCCCTGCTTGTTCACCTTTTAATCCAGCATCAACCATCATACCTATGCCTGCTGATGTTTCTTCTAAAGACATACCTAATGCTTTTGCCGGGGCTGCAGCATATTTAAGGGCATATTCCATATCTGTGATATCAGCTGCTGACTGATTTGCAGTTTGTGCTAGAACATCAGCTACATGTGTCGATTTACTTGCTTCTAAACCAAAGGCATTCATAGAAGATGCCATTACTTTTGCTGTTTGTGCCATATCAGCACCACTAGATTCAGATGCAGAAATAACTCCAGGCATTGCTCCCATAATTTCTTTAACACTGAATCCCATCGCAGCCATCTCTTCAAAACCTTTTGCTACTTCAGATGCAGATTTTGATGTTGATGCACCCAAATACATTGCCTGATCAGACATAGCTTTCAGTTCAGATTTACTTGCTCCAGCAATAGCACCAACACGAGACATTTGAGACTCAAAATCCATTGATGTTTTAACTGCTGCTCCAAATCCAGCAGCAATTGGAGTTGTCACTCCTATAGACATATTCTGACCAACATTAGTCATCCTATCCCCAACGGTATTCAATTTGTCGCTATAAGCTTGTAAGTCTTTCGCTCTTTGTGTCCATGGACTATTATTCAATTGTTCTGCGCGTTTAAATGCTTCGAGCTCTTTAGTGACATTACTGATGTTTCCTTTCATATCTTTAAAGACGCCCATCTGCTCTTTTAGCGCAGCAGTCGCTCTTACAACACGATCATCATTTTCTCCATAAACTTTTGTTAAATCACGTAATTCTTTAGAATGCTGTATAACTACTTTTCTTTGAAGTTCATACTTTTTGTTAAGTCCATCCAAATTAGCTTTTGCAACATCAACTGACTTTCCTGTTCGTTGCATAGTTGACACATTGTTACGCCACTCAACATCAACGAGTTTCAATTGAGAAGAAAGTGAAGCCTGTTTTCTTTCCATCATAGTTGTATTCTTCATCAACTTTTCTTGTTGGCCAGAAACAACCTTTTGTTGAATAGCATTTTCTTTCATTTTTTGCGTATTCAACTTTACTTCATCATTCATCTCTTTAATTGATCGTTGTAAATTTCCATAGACACCTTCTTGTTTTTTCAAGTCGGCACTCGCTTTAAGTACTTTGGTATGATTCTCACCGTACTCAGCTGTTAGTTTAGCTACTCTATTTTTATGAGCTTCTACAATCTCTTCTTGTACTTTTAATTTATCTGTCATTCCTTTGATACTTGTCGATAATTTTTCTATTGAACGATCTGATTTGTTAAAAGTCGCTAAAGAAGACTTCCAAGTCTCATCAGCAAGCTTCATTTTTGCATTTAAATTAGTCAATCCCTGCTTGATCTGAGTATCATCTAAACCAACTTTGACGACGGCTTTACCAGCTATTTCATCCATATTTCACTCTCCTTTCCATAAAAAAAGAGCCTATTCGGCTCAGTTACTTCCGAACGCTTCGAATAGGCTGTCTACTTTTTCTATTTTTTGTTTTTTCGGTTTCGCTTTTTCACTTTCTTGATATTCATCTTCAACCGCTAAATTAAACTGATGAATATAAAAGTGATAGTCACCTTCCATGATTTCCAACGGACTAATATTGAAATACTTAGCTATCAATCCAATATTTTTATCGATAATTCTTAGAACTTCGTCATGACTTAGTTCTTCATCATCGTCGTCCTCTACTTCTGTTTCACTTTCACTTCTACCGTAGGGTTTCCCAATGCACTTTGATAAGCGTGTGTTAATGTCTCTTGATAATGTCTTGCATCTAAACCTTCTCGTAATTCATCTACAGTAAATTGATTATTGAAATATTCAACGATAAATTCTTCATATAAATCTAAAGCTTGCAAATCACTTTCTTCTGTAGATTCAGATGGAACTAAATAACCTTCTTCATCACGTTCATACTTTCCTTTGCCATCGTTTTTGTACATAAGTTTTCTTGTCTTATATTGCAAAGAGATAGCTTTACGATATACACGTCCAGGAACTACTTTAGGTGCAGTTACAGTACGTTCAGCTCCTGCACTATTTACTAGTACGATCTCTTTTAAGAATTCGTATTCTACTTCTTCTTCAACGTTTTCTTCCACTAAGTTTTCTGCTTCTTTTAATAATTCTTCTGTCATTTTCATTACCATCCTTATAATTTTTATTTTTTAATTTTGCGCAAAATTAAAAAGGGGATATGATCCCCTTTACTTTATTCTTCTACTTCTTTGATATATGAATTACCGTTTGGGTGATTCAATAATTGAGCAATACGCTCAGGACTTACTTTCTTGTTGGCTGGTTGAGGATAAGGCTTACCATTTGTATAAACCTTATTGTTATCTTCTAAATCAGTGAAATCTAAAATAACTTCATATTTTTTCTTTTTAGTTTCTGCCATCAGTTATCCCTCCTAAACTCCTGCTGGTGTTCCAGCTACAGTCCATCCTTTTGGTAATGCTGTATCTGGTAAAGGTTTACCGAATGCTAATGTATAGAATTTATCCAACGCAGCTTTGTCATCCTTTTTAATAACTGCACGATATTCAGCCATACCATCAGATAATCTTTGAGAAAATTCACCGTTCATTGATGCATTACCGAAATCAGTTTTATTTTCAGCTGTTTTCCCATCGTCTCCACCAATTTGGAAAGTACCACGTGTTAAAGCCACAATTTCGACGTCTTTATTTTTCTTTTCTTTATAGAAAGAGCATCCTACTACAGCAGGATTTAAAGTTCCACCTTTCTTAAGGACAACACCGTCTTCATTTACTTCTAAACCTTGTAACCACGCACGTAATTCAAGTTTTAAAGCAAATGCCTGCATATCAACTTTTGTTTTACCTTGAGATACAGCTGACTCTTGTACCTCTCCATCTCCCCAGTTTTCAATCAATTCTTGTTCTGGATCAACTTTAATTTCTTGCGCACCTCGTACATGCACATAATCACCGTAAGCTGGTGCTTTACCTGGTTCATCAGTAGTTAATTCCGTTAAGTGGAACCCACTAATGTTTACAAATGAACCTGCTTTTTCTTCGATTTGTTTCAATGCCATAATATAAATCCTCCTAATAAAATAAATTTTGGTATAAAAAAAGCTGTCAATCTCTCGACTGTCAGCTAATAAATCTCATTTTCTTCTAATTCGTATGCATAAAAATAACGCCTTCCATCTCGGAATAGCGTCAAAGAATCGTTTATTTTTTCTGCATGTGGTTCTAATACATCAACACAATATATATCTTTTTCTTTAAAAAGCTTTTTAATTTTGTTACCTACAGTTAATAAACCATTATTTTGCCATATATCAATTTGAATTTTTAATCCACCTGCTAAAATTTGACCGTCTCCAAATTCTTCATCACTGACATCTATCACAGTGATTCGAATGTATGGTGGTTGAGTGATTAATGTTGTAGGAATCGAAAAGTTTTTGATGTTAGAAGCAGGAATAACTTTAGTTATCTCAGGTGAATTAACCAAGATATCACGAATAAATTTATATGGATCATCCATCATGTTAATTCAACTCCTTTTTGATAACATTTATTATTGCCTTGCTCACGTTATTTTTTGATTTTTTGACCGCTTCAGTTATTTTTAACTGAGGTCTAATGTGAACTGTACCCCACTCTACAAAATGTGCACGATACATCACCTTATCACCGCTTTTCCAACCAATTAAAATTTCAGGTTCACCATTAACTATTTCGATCTCACCAATACTTAATTTTTCTCTTGCTTCACCAGTATCGATTGTTAGATTATCTTTTATCGCTTGATGTTGTACTCTTGCTCCTGCCATTAATGCTTTGTCACTAGCTCCTTCAATACGCATTGCAATTTTTTTTAGATTTCTTGTGATTTCATCAAATCCAGTTATTTCTACACTCATAAATCTTTCCTTTCCACTACTAACGTCATATATTTCTGACGTTCGTCTGCATCAAGAATATCTACAATTTCGTACTTGAGCTCTTTATATTCAACGAGCATTTTTGTATTGAGCAACTTGTTATACCTCACCCTAAAATAAATAAGGTTGTTAGTACCTTCATTCATAGCATTGCGATAATCATTCATCCTATCATCAATCATTTGTCCCCAAATTTTAGCTACAACTTCAATAACATTGCTTTCCCAGCCATCATCACTACTATCCTTTTCAGAAAATACAGTTAATCTTTTATCAAGTTTTCCAACTTTGTCCGATTTGTTATATCGTCTTTGGTACATAGATAAATGCTCCGTATTCTATCTGTAAATGAATAAGTAATGATTTTAAGGACATTGCAATTAACTCACTTTGTCCGGTTGGTTCTCGGTTTTCATACCAATGTAAGCAAAGCATTTTTAAAGCTAATAGCGCCTGTGGATTTTCTTGTTCAAAATATTCAAATTTATAATTTGTTTTGGCGTAAATAAATGGTTTAGCTGTTTCAATTAATGAATTGATAGTGACAGCTTCATCATCACCATCAATTTTTAAAAATTCTTTAACTTCTTCGGTGATCTTAGTCACTATCAATCACTCCTTATACTCCTGCCGGCGCAGTTGCTGAACTTACATCGATTTGTCCATAAACTACAGCTGCTTTATCTACTAACTGAACGTCTTCACGTTCAATGAAACGCATGTCAGTTGAGTTACGAGTGAATGCTTTACCACCAACATTTGTTGTTAAAATAGACTGTTTTTGACGGTCAAACAATGTAACTGCTTCTTTTAAATCACCAATAATCATTGGAGCTTTACCATTTTCAGATGGTAAGAAGGCATTACCAATAACTACAACTTCTTTACCTGCAATTTGTTTCTTAGTTGGGTCTGTGATCAATGGCTGCATTAAATAAACACCGTTTTTATCTGTTAAAGTATCTAACCACTGTAAACCATCTTGATTCGTAATAATTTTAGTTGATGACAGAAACATTGGATCTAAAGTAACGTTCATCGCCATTTTAAAATCCTTGACTGTTGCCATCGGTACTGCTTTCAACGTCTTAATTGCATCTAAAATTAATTTGTTACGAGTAATAACAGACTTACGAGCGCCCCAGCGTGCAGCATATGCAATGATATTTTCATCTGAGTCCTGAATTAAATCATTAGACATTGGTAAAATACCAGCATAATTTGTGATAGAATACACGATACGCTCGAATTTAGGTCCATCGATTTCAGGAATTTCTCCCATTTCATCTACTGCTACAAATGGTGTCATCGTTCCTAATTTTTCGTATAAACGTGACCCTTTTGGACGACGAACAGGTTCTACGTTTACTAATTTTTCAAGTGATTCAAAATTACGTTTGAATTCATTAATTTTCATGCTAATGTCTTCAGGAACGATTAAACCACCATCTTCATCTACTTTCTCTACCATTGCATTTGAAACATCACCAGTACGCATAAAGTTTACGAATGCTTTTAATTCATTTTTCGCTTCAGGTGTAACTGGTTCTGCTGTCATAACATTAAAATCTGCAATTGTATTGACTGTCTTAGCTTTTTCTAAATCATTTAATGCATTGATTTGCTCTAAGTAACCTTCTGCTTCTTCGTATTTCGCTTTATACAAATCCATGTCGCCATTGTCAACAGCTTCAGTAGCTTCATCTAAAGCTTTGGCACGTAATGCCTGTAAATCTTTTAATTTCATCTCTTTTCCTCCAATTTTTTTGATTTTTTTCATAAAAAATAAGCATCACCTTTTGGTATGCCTTTGAGTTATTATTTAACGACGTAACTTTCCGTCGAGACATTAGATCACCTCTTACTATCTTTTAGCAAGCTCAATAATTTGAGCGTATGCTTTAGCCTTTTCAGATTCTAATTCATCATTTTTCATTAAGTTTTTAGGTATATTTTTGTACCTATCAGCGAACGACTTGTCAATTGACGCTGCAACTTTAACATCTTCTGTGACTTCATCAGCAAATCCGTACTTTAATGCATCATCTGCACTGAGCCATGTCTCTTCCTGCATCATTGTTCTGATGTTTGCTTCAGTTGTTTTACCATCTGTCTTATTTAGATAAGTATTCACAATTGACTCGTTTATCTTATCTAAATCATCAGCCACCTTACGCATTTCCCGACTATTACCCATTGCAAAAGTCCATGGATCATGAATCATAAGCATTGCATTATTCGGCATAGTGATTGTATCACCAGCCATTGCGATAACACTTGCTATGGAGGCTGCGCATCCATCAATCCTAGCAACAATATGTGCTTTATGTCGCTTAAGCATCGAATATATAGCTTGACCTTCAAACACATCACCACCTGGACTGTTAATGTTTAAGTAAATTGTACTTACATCTCCAATTTCCTTTAAGTCATTGTTGAATTTTTTAGCTGAGCTTTCACTAAACCACCCATCAGACTCAATTGCACCGTAGATATCGATTTCTGCGGTTTCTGAATCAACTACTTTCATAGAATAAAATTTATTCTTTGGCATCTTTTGTATCACCTCCTTTATCTGATTTCCCACGTGCTTTAGAAAGTTGATACTCTTTCATAATCTCTAAAGGTACTAAATTTAAATTACCAAAGCGCATATTTCCTAATTCGTCTTCAAGTAATGCCATATCTTCTAATTCAAGTATTGTATTGATGTCATATGCACCAATTCGCTGCATTGTTTCGTACATCTTCGCTCTTGACTCAGAATCACCACGCAATTCCGCTTCCAGATTGAATTTGCAATAACGATTTGATGTTTCATCTACAATATTCAACAATTTGATATTACACTCTTGCTCAAAGTTTGTGACGATAGGAAGTATAGTATTGATGACATACTGTAATGATTGTTGTTCGATATTAGAGAATGTTGCACGATCAAGTTCACCAATTTTATGAGGTGGCACTTTATAGATACCTGCAATCTGTAATTTATTGAATTTCATTGATTCAATAAATTGTGCATCTTTTTGAGGTACTGAAATTGTTGTAAAATCCAATCCACCATCAACAATTGCAACATCTTCATCATTATTTACTTCATACCATGCTTCACGTAGCTTTCGTTTGTTTTCAGGATTAACGATTTCAGCACTTTTTAAGATTCCTCGAGGGATTGCACTCTTTTGATAAAATTTTGATTGATGTTTGTTACCACCGATATTAGTAGCAAGGTTTTCTCTAATAACCTCTATTGGTGATAGTCCAACATGTCCATCAAAGCTTAATTCCAGGAAGTGCAACACATCATCTGTATCTAATAAGTAACTTTTACCGTTAATTGTTGTGAAATACATGTACTTTTGCTTATCAGTGTCATACTGTTTAGATGTAGTTAAAGGATTTAACGGTAATAACTCAGATACTTCTCCACGACTATTACGCATAATAACGTTATAAGCATTGCCGTATAACATCATTTGAAATATCATGAGCCGTTTCCAAACAAACGGTGTCATGTGTGGGTTTGGTTGTTTGTTTAAAATGATATGCACTGGATGAGTAGATTCAGTAGTTAGCTTATTTTTTTCTTTTCTTTTTACTGAAATCGGATATTTCGCTATGTCATCTGCTAAAACTTTAATACACGTAAATACTTCACTTGTCTTTATAGCAGTATCTTCAGATATTTGAGACGACATGTCAGGATTAAACATTGTATTAAACCAATTTCTATCCCCCGTATAGATTTCATTTTTTACTTTATTATTTCGACTACCTAATAACATTTATTCACCTCCTCCTGCCTATCAACACAGCTAAAACGATAAGAAATATTCCCAAAGTAACTAATCCAACAATTAATCCTATTAAAAAAGCAGCAAAGCTAATTACAGCCATGCCACTTATTAAAAATATGTCGTCCAGGAACATCAAAATGATGCTAATCCACTTCTTTAACACCGCTTCACCCCCTAAAATGAAAATTCCTGACTTGCAATATGGTCATTTATTGAAGGACCTTCATCAACCATTGCTCTTACAAATGCAAATATTGTTGAAGCAATCGGGTCAATTCTGTCTTTAGATTTCTGTTTATCAAGCATGATATTCCCTTGAGGATCTGATTTTTCGACCGCGTTTGATGTTGCCCAAGTCAGAACTGGGTTATTATCATGTCTTATTTTCTTTTCAAATACGCATTCTCTAAAGAATGATGTAGGTTCACTAAGTACCTTCATACTTTGTGATATTTCAACCGTTTTATATCCTTTATACTGCATGTTTGATGCAAAATGAGTTGCATTGTACGGGTCATAATCAATCTCAACAACTTTCCAACCATTTTCCTGGGCAATAATCTCTACATAATGTTCTATATAGTTATAGTCAACGACATCACCAGGTGTAGCTGTTAAATGGCCATCTTCAACCCACATAGAATACGGTACTTTATCTGTATTTTCTCTTTCCTTTAATGCTTCTTCTGGAAGAAATGAATGTGATCGTATATCGTATGTACCGTCTGGCGCAGGGAAAACAAAGCTTACAGATGTTAAGTCAATCTTTTTCGACAAATCGACACCAACATAGCATTCACGACCAGTTAAATCAGTAGGTGCTATTTCACCACATGCATTCCACTTATCCATTTTCATGTATCCATTGTCTTTCGCATCTACCCAAACATTCATATTTTTTGTTAAGAATGTTTTCATATATGATGGTACATCCAATGCACGTTTCATCATTTTTCTAAGATACGACATACCTTCATCATGAGATGCTGCAATAGGATTTGCTTTAATCCAGTTACTCTCATCTCTTATATCATCGCCTTTATCAAGCTCATTGATCATGACAAAGTAGTTATCATTTTCTATCGGTATATTAGGATCTAATATTTTTGATACATAGTCGTATTCAACTGTATAGCATGGTCTATTCAAATTGTTACCTGCTGTTGTGATAATAAAAAGTAAAGGTTGTGAACGTGCACCCATACCAGTCAGGATTACATCATAAACTTCAGTAGTCTCATGTAAATGGTACTCGTCAATAAGACCAGCCTGCGGGTTAAAACCATCACCCTTTTTGTTATCCTCTTTTGATAAAGATACTATAGTTGAATTAGATTTAAGATGCTCAATTTTCCCGTACTTAGTTTGAAACTTATCTTTGAATTCTGAGTTTCTTATTTGTGCTGACATTTCGTTGAAGATAATGTTAGCTTGCTCTTTTTTTGTAGCACCGATATATACTTCGGCCATACCTTCACCTAACGCACTTGCTTCGTATGATCCAACACATGATAATGTTTGAGACTTCGCATTTTTACGTCCTACTTGCCAATAGCCTAATGAAAATCTTCTATAACCGGTTTTATAATGTTCCCAGCCATAGATATTAGAAAATATAAATATTTGAATTGGTGTAGGGACGATATCTGTACCTCTTAATGGTCCTTTTGTATGTTTAAACTTAGTCATCCATTTTAAAAACCTCAATGCTTTATTCTCATTGAATACATAAGGAAATTGTTTAAATTTTTCTCGCTCGAGGTCATTTAAAAAGCGAAGACATGCCCACTTATGTTTTTCACAAGCTACAATTTCTCCGCTTAATACATCGTTAGCATATTTAATTAAATAATTTCTTAATTCCATTAAACATCAAACTCCTCATCTTCTTCAGCAAGTTCTGCCTTCGCTTGTGATAGTGCCATCTTTGCTCGTGCCGATGGTGTAAATCCAAACTGAATTCCAAGTTGCCTTACTTGATCATAGAATTGTTTCTTTCTGAGAATTGCTTCTTTATCCATATAAATGGCTTTAACTGCCTCACCAGAATTTTCTTCAGTTAGATTTATCGTTCTAGCAAGACCATTTTCATTTATTAGCTTTGTGATTTCTACATAATTTGAATAAGCATCGCAATACATTGCTAACGCATGAACGTCTAAATTGTTTAACACATCCAATTCAGACATTTCATTAACGATATATCTAAATTCTTTTTTTGCTCCTTTGTCTAACCATGTTGGAGGTTTCAATTTATCCTTTGCTGCTTTCAGCGCTTCTTCAGCTTTCCGCCTTTTTTCAATTTCAGCTTTAGTACGTCGATTTTTGTTACCTTTAATCAACTGAAGTTCGATTGGTTGGGCTTGATTCCCCATATATTTACACCACCTTTCATAATTTGCCTATATGAGATTTTTTTGAGCGAATTTTGTGTGAAGTTGACTGGGGCGCCGATGTGTCCGGCTCATTTTTTAGAAATTTGAAGTGGGGGGTATAAAAAATTTTTTAATTTATTTTTTGATACGCGTCCATCTCTTCAACTTGAATGATCTGTTTCATTTTTTCGATGTTATCTTCAATTTGACTGAATACATTTGATTGAATATCTCTTCCAGCTGTTTTAACAGTATGTTCGCAAATACTTCTTGCTCTGACTATGTGAATGAATCTACAATTAATCAACTTTAATTTGTTCGTATCAGATGTACTCAATGTTGATTTGATTAACCACATTCTTTTAAACTTATATTTCTCTAGCGTAAGATTGTCTATTACATTTCGTATCATGTCATTAGCAATCTCAACTGAATCATATGCATTACGTGTTCGATCATGAATTGGTTTATCTGTCATTGCACTCACTAGTTTGTCTAAGTCAATTAGAATGTCGTTTTCTTTATTTATATTGTTATTCACGAATGTACTTTTTCCGCTGGCAGGAAGGCCTACAACAACGATTACTTCTTTTTGATTACTAGTATTCAATCCTCGTTTTGTCTTCTTGTGCTCTTGATTGTGACAAGCACTACATACTGTTTCAAGATTGTTCATATCAAGTCTTAAATCCCAGTCATCTTTCAATTCCACAATGTGATGAACGATATTACCAACTGTTGTTATGCCATTACGCTTACATTCCTGACACATGTAGAAGTCACGTTGAAGCACTGCTTGTCTTATGTCCTTCCACTTCTTTGACTGATAGAAGGTGTTATACTCTTTGTCTGTTCTACTCTCTTCATACTGTTTATGTTTACTCTTAGTATTGTTACTATGTATATCACAGTATCTACTATCAGTTGTTCTACTACATCCAGGATGTGCACAGACACTCTGTGACCTTGTCGCCATATCATCCACCTCATAACAAAAGGACATACGATATATCGCATGTCCTAACATATTATCTACGTTATCAGATTATCAGATTATTCACCGCACTTCTCGGGTTCGAGAAGTGCGCGCACATCCCGGACCCGCCAAGTGCGCTAATCAATCCAACCAATCATGTCAGCAAACTTATCAAGTATCTGGTTACGTTTGCGTAATACTGCATATCTACTTATGATATTATCTCCACTTCTCAGCTTTGTTAATGCATGTGCTATATCTTCCCATTCGTACAGCTCAATGTTATTGTTCCAATATCTATTCTCGATAATAAACTTCTCATATTCATCACATGTGTTATATATGTGTTCTATTGCTGTGATCATACTATCCAGATTGCTATAACGTGCATCATTCATTAACTTAATAACCTGACTCTCAGTAGGTCTACCTGGTATGTTAGACTTCCCTCCACCTACATTGTTATCTTCTTCTACATATAACAGTTCATACTTTCTATATTCTCTTTGCTTCTTCAAGTCCTGATAATTTATCCAATAATGTTCCAACAATGCTACTCTACTTTTATTTATCGTATTAATGGTCATGCACACCCTCCACATCAATGTTATAATAATAGTGTCGAATATTATTAAATGCATCGCGTGAAGCGGTGCTATTTTTATGTCTATTTATTTTTATGTTCCGCTTCTAATTCATTGATGTGTTGTAATGTCAAAAGATAACCATGAGCTTCAGCTATCCATCTTGAGTCTGTTTCCTCTCTATTCATACAATAATTGTATCTATGTTTTAGAAACTTCTTTAATTCATCGATGATATTAATAGAATCTTTCTTTTTATCATACCTAACATTCTGTTTAATGATTTTATCTTCAATGCTTTTACTTATCTTTGTACTATCTAATGCAATTGTTTTAATTGGTTGATTGAATAATATTTCACTTTGAATCGCTAATACTTCATCCAGCTTATTAATTACTCTATCCGCTTCTGTTTGTATTGGTTTAATAATCTTATTAACTTCAACATCATCAAATTTTATATTAATTGTATTATTATTTATCTCTGCCATTTAAATATCCTCCTCTGTTCCTCTTAATAATTTTAATGACTCACCAATAAAAGGTATCTCTTCGTGTGGTGCTAATAGGTTTATTACTTCATCGATTCTCTTCTTAGTGATCCTGTTGCATTGCAATTCATCTAAAGATTTTTCAAATCCATAATCGAGTAGCTCTTTTATCGATAAGTTAGACTCTATAAATGATTGACCATATTTATTAATACCTTTCATATCTCTTTGGTTAAGTGTGTCAATAATCTCATCGTGAATACCATTCACATCTTTAACTGCTGGTTGAGCTTGTGGTGTTGGATCATTAACTTCATCAACTACCGGTTTAATCTCAGAATTAATATCATGTGGCATTGTAAATTCTTTTTTTATCTCTTCTGCTATGATTGTTTGGCGTGGTACTAAATCAAAAACTTGTCCGTCTAAATTAATTGTGTTCATATTAATTTTCCTCCTTAGTTTCTATTTAACTTATTTTTTATTTCAAGTATTTTTATGGATACATATATCGCAGATAAAATACAACTGTATGTTCTTATCACCTTTTTAATCCTACCTGTCCTAAAAACTCTATTTCCTAAGATTACAGCGTTTTTGATTACAACGGGAAA